AGCAGATGGATACTATCGAAGTACTTTACATGAGACCTGGAATGACTGTACTACTGGAATGGGGACACAGTAAAGTATTAAAATCTTCAGACAAGGTAGAACCATCAGACTACGGTATAGATTACTTTACAGCAAGTGATAAGATGTCTAAGGTCATTTCAAAAATAGATAGTAAAAGAAAAACATCTAATTATAGCTACGACGGTATTGTTGGTATAATTAAAAACTTCTCTTGGAAATTTAGACCCGACGGAGGTTACGACTGTCAAGTAAGTTTAGTTACTGCTGGAGATCTTATAGAATCCTATAAAGCGAGTTTTTACGTAGAGCAGAGCGTTATCACCGAAGAGTACATAACACAGTTAAATACGTACCAACAGCAAGTATCATCTGGTTCTGCTTCTACAATAAACTTTCCTGCTACAACATTAGATTTAGGACTAACCAGCGGTTCTGCCGTACTAGACACCATTCCTTCGCTAGCAGACACCTATTCACTCTTTACGGGTACCGTAGAATCTACACTAAATGATCTTGGAGGGTTATTTAAAGAATACATCGATGCACTACCAGCAGGCACTGAGCAGGAAGCTCCGTTTCAAGCAGCCGGATTTGATACATCCAACAACTCTATCGGGGTACTTACCGACCGCGTGCAGGATTTGATAGAGTCTTTAAAAGTTGTAAAAGCTAACGATATAATCGGAACTGTTACCCGATCGCATAATGTTGGCGGCCCGCCTGTACTAGACCCTGCAACCAAAGAAGCCGTGAATATTCAACTTAAAACTCAATGGAGCAACGGACTCGTAAATTTTAATGTAGCTGAAAACGACTTAGTAAACGGTGAATTTAACGCAGGTCTTATTAGTCTGCTGCCGATGCAGAATTCGTATCTAACTACACCTGAATTTGTAAAAGGAATACAGGAATACCAGACAAACACAAGTAGAGATGCTGTAGATTGTATTGAAGCATTCTTTAAATTAATATGTAAAACACAATTCACCTCAGGTAACACATCAGTACCGCTGTTTGCTGTCGAAAGCTCAGTTTTAAATACAACACTAAATACTCCCTACGGATCCGGAGTTACAGAAGAAGCTTACCAAAGAAGTCACCAAGGAAGATTTTTCGCTGGAAAATCTCTACAGAATAAACCAATTACAGGTACTCCTCGTAATATCTATAACTGGTATGATTTGGAAGAATTCACAGGTTTATCACATAGTTCAGGTAAACCTATTAAGTATCTTTACGCATTAGATCTTCCAGCAGCACAGTCCTCCCTTCTTAATAGAACTCTTGGCCTTATCCCAAAGCTCTCTTACGACCCGTACTGGTTTGGTCCAGCAATTTTGTTCAGTTTAAATTTCGTAGGATATAAAACAATGCTCGAACAACAAGGATCTAACGCACAAGTAGTAAGCGTCGGCACCGACGATTCTTTCGTAGATCCCAACGATGATAATTTATCTAAACTACACTATTACCTACGGTCAAAATTTGACAGTCCATACATTGCTGCATACCTGAAGCAATCTTTTATAGGTCAGCAATTCACCGATGTATTTAAGTACAGGTACCTATGGGATCTGGTGGATGGATCTACCGGAACTTTTAAACCTTCTGATAGAGTTAAAGAACTTTTTGGCTCTGATGAAACATCAGAACGTGTTGCAAACTTAATGATGTACGATAGTGATCCGTATTTTAATACATACGAAAAACAGTTGCTATCTTGGAGCTACCTTTTAGGAGGTAGGTTTGTTTCGACGAACAACGAACCTGTACGTAACACGGTATACATTAAGTTAGGAGCATTATTAGAGTTACTAAACAGACACGTACTGCAGAGCGACTCAGGATACTTCTTTCTCTTCAAATCAATGTACAAAAATGAACTAAGTACTCCTTTATACAGAACTCAAGATGATCATTTATCTGTAAATCCTGAAATATGTATACTACCAAACAGCTTATCTAAACTTAATATTAGTAGATCTGCAACCTTTGTTGTAGATTATCAAGCACCTATAATTCTTAATATAGAGTTAGGTATTAACTTTATATTAGATACCCTAAATAAGTATATTAATGATCAAGGACAGGTAACAATTCTTACTTTTGTACAAGAAGTTTTAGATGAAATCTCTAGAGTATGTGGCGGAATTAATAACCTACAGTTACAATACCGCGAAAATTCTTCACTATTCCATGTAGTGGATAGAAATGCAGTAACACCGTACGCTGAAGCTGAATATCCAGAACTTGAAGTGTTCGAATTAAGTAGTATTATCAAAGACATAAACATGGTTAGTAAGATTACTCCTAAGATGTCTTCCATGATCGCTATTTCTGCACAAGATACTGCTTTCACTTCCACTCAAGACGCTACAGGCTTTGGAGCACTTAATAGGGGTATCACAGATAGAATTTTTACTGATCGATACGACGAAGATCGTAAAGAAAGAGAAGATCTTACAGACTATGATTCAATTCGAGACCGGTTAATAGAGGATATTGTTGATCTCCGTACACATATACTCTTATATTACCGAGCTAGAACAATTCCAAGAATTGGGAAAGATACTCAAGTAGGAGTGTATCATAACTACTGTAACTATATAGCTGGCGCAGATAGTGTTTACAATCACAACAAGGTACCTACATACAACTTCATAATACCTTTCCAGGTTGGACTAAGTTTATATGGAATATCAGGATTACAAGTAATGGATGCTTTTAGATTGAGTAAAGATGTACTACCGAAGACATACGGAGGACGCTCTGATTCAAACATTGCTTTTTTAATAACCGGAATTGAACATACAATAAACAATGGAGACTGGGTCACTCAACTGAACACTCAAATATTCAATGTTGATAAAAAAATAAGCGGGTTATACCCGAGTATTAGTTTTGATATAGATAGAATGCCGCCAGGCTTTGACGATCTACTAAACGGCGAACCGAAATTAGATATTTCAACTGTGAACTGGACAGGAAGTTATCCGTTAACAACGTTAACTAGACATCCTAGTACACCTAACTTAGATAATAGACCTACTCAAAGTATATTAGACGCACTCCTATTACTAGATAAGAATATTCTAATTCCGATTACTACTCTGTTCGGTACAATAGGGATAACCAGTGCATACAGAAGCCCGTCAGTCAACTCAGCTATAGGCGGCAGCAGCACTTCACAGCATTTAAGAGGTGAAGCTGTAGATTTTACTAGTGTCGGTAACGGATCTAGCTTAGCTACAGTATTCAAGTGGATTGCAGAAAACTTAGCTTTCGGTCAGTTAATCTGGGAAAAAGGTAACGACACTAATCCGCAGTGGATTCATGTAAGCTTCTCATCTAATAGAAACACTCAGGAATTATTACGCTACGACGGATCCTCTTACAAAGACTGTGATAAATTTGGAAAGTATGTATAAGCCATCATTTAAAGGTACCGTAGAACCTACAGTACAAAATCAAACTCCATCAAGTGGAGAACCTGATTTCTCTCCAAAAGCACCTCCGGAAATTAAGCTTAGCGAAAAGAGACAATCAGGAAGATTCTCTAGGTACTTTATACAACATAAGTCTGATAGGATTATTTACGAAGTCTCATTAAAGACTTATGAAGAATTACTTAAGCAATCAGAGAGATATGACTTTAGGTTGTATAATCTCGCAAAATTAGAATGGGACGCTACATTACCCGGAGAAGATACATACTACGGGAAGTATAAAAGGGAAGGGTCTAATACTAGAAATATGAGAGAGGTGAATTTAGTAGAAGAGAAAATGTCTGGTTTACGAGACTATTTAAAACCTGTAGAAAGGTTGTTTTAGAGTAAAATCTTTCGTATATTAATAGAGGTTATGAATAATAAGTTATGTTTTACATCGTTGAAAGCGATAGTCAATTAAAGTACCTTTGTAATTTAGGACGAAATGGAGGGTATGTTGAGGTAGTTAGATCTAACGACCGCTATCATCCTATGCTTTCTTCTGCAGTCGCACTATATATTAGACCTTTAGATCATAAGGAAGGTTATATTATTCCTATTGATCATGAGGAAGGACTAAATCTCTCAAAGAAAGAGGTACAAGAGGTTTTAAAATGCTACGATACACTATATACATTTAATAAGAAGAACTTCTTATACTACTTCTCTCACGGTAATACCAACGATATCAACTTAATGTACTCAATGATCGAGTACGATACTTTAAAACTCCCCGATCCTCCCCAGACCATACAGTGGTATTATAATAGGATGTCCGAGAAAAAGGATCTAAACCGTATCATTCCTTTATCTAAACTGCACGAAGCTTGCGAAAGGAATTATAACAGTCTTGTAGAGATCATACAAGATTACGGAAACACCACAGAAGACCCTAGCTGGCCATTTTACAATAACTTAGCTACCGGAGTATTCTATTTATCAGAACATAACGGAGTAAGAATTACTTATGAAGAATTTATCGACAAGTTTAAACCAAATAACCCTAGCTTCAGTATTGCAGATAATATTTGTTATACAAGCTACAATCTTTATAATCCCACTAGTCGTCCTACTAGTGCCTTTAATAGCGTTAATTTCGCCGCCATCCCAAAGAAAGAGGAATTCAGAAGAGCCATCATTCCAAGGAACGATCGATTTATAGAATTCGATTTCGACGGATATCACATCAGGTTGATCGCTGAAGTAGTGGGTTACGAGTTTACTTCTGAGAGTGTACATACTCAGTTAGGTAGGATGTACTTCAATAAAGAAGAGCTAACTGAAGAGGAATACAAGCAATCTAAACAGAACACCTTTCAGATCATGTACGGTGGTGTTCCGGATAAATACAGACACATAGAGTTTTTTGATAAGGTAGCCTCCTATATAAATGAGATGTGGACTAGGTTTACTGTTGACGGAGTCGTTAGGGCCCCTATATCAAACAAGCCGTTCTACTCTAACCTCAAGGATATGAATCCTCAAAAACTTTTTAATTATGTTATACAAAGTTTGGAGACCTCAAGAAATATTCTTATCTTAAAAGAAGTATTAGGTTATTTAAGAAATAAGAAGTCTGGAGTAGCATTGTACACGTATGATGCAATATTATTTGATTTTGATTTATCTGACGGTAAAGAGACGTTAGAAGAACTTAAACGGTTATTAGAAACATCTGGGAAATACCCAGTGAAATTTAAAAGCAATACAAATTTAGTTTTGGATTAATAAAATCTATTTATAATGGAAGTTATGACACAAGAATTCGGTTACGATTTTATCACCGACAACAGCATTTGGAACGACGATATGAGCAATAAATTATTCTGTACATTTACTACGGAAGAGAATCTTGATACTTTAATTGAAGAGATTAAAGGCAAGTACGATATTATGTACAACAAGATCTTCGTATTATACTCTAAGAGCAATCAGGAGTACATCTGTACATATAATGTTGATTTCGGCAATGTTGCTAACTTCCTAGACAATACTATCTTAGTACATAGAAAGAAAGAATCCAACACTTTATATACTATCAACGCACTAAACACTCTAATTAAGGAACTCAACGGAGGAATACCGGATCCTAGGTACAGAGTTAACTGGAGCGATTTTCGCAACTGTATCCTACTCACTAGAGGTCCAGAGTTAAAGCGTATCAATACTCGATTACATCAAATAATCGAACTTTAAGTTGTCTCTTCAAGATACATTTCGTATCTTTATATTCGAAAGATAATACAAACAGTTATAATTAAATTAGTTTTTCTATGGATTTATCCGCTATCAAGCAGAAACTTCAGGCTCAACAGTCAAACGGACGTGAGCGTGAAAAGATCGATTACGAAGCTACATTTTGGAAACCTACAGTAGGTAAACATCAGATCCGAATTGTACCTTCTATGTTTAACCCTGAAATGCCTTTCAGTGAACTCTACTTCCATTACGGAATTGGTAAGTATCCGATGATTGCATTGACTAACTTTGGAGAGCAAGATCCTGTTGTTGATTTTGTTAACGAGTTGCGTAAGACTTCTGACCGTGATAACTGGTCATTGTCTGGTAAATTAGCTCCAAAGATGCGTGTTCATGCTCCTGTCGTTGTTCGTGGTGAAGAA